GACTGGGGGTAGAAATCTGGACGGTTGACATGCTCAAACCAAACTGACTTGTCAGTGCGTTTGATACAGATCACAGGGAAATCGCTATGAGCGCAGGTCAGAGTCCCGAAGTAGACCTGTCCAACTTCAAAGGATGTCATGGGTTAGCGAATGGCAAGTTTTTGAGCTACTAGAAACTGAACCTGTTTCATGTGCTTTGCAACTTTGCGCTTTGCCTTGCTGCACTCGGTCCAGTCAGCACGAGCAAAGGAGTGCTGGTATTGAGTTTGAGCTTCTGCTAGCAGTTGCTTGACTGCTGCGAGTTCGGTTTCGATAGAGGTCATTGTTGAGATGTTGGTGATGGGCTTGTGCCCATGAACCAACTATAACCCATAAAAGGTCCAAACTGGTTCCTTTTAGGAATGTTTACAAGTCAGTCCTGCTGCCCGTGCTTCATCGACGGAAACTTGCTCCTCCTCGCATCAGCAGCCTGACGACTTTCAGTCCTTGGCTTCGACGAGCCGCTTCCCTTTGCTCGCTTGCGCCCGTGGATCGCGTAACGCTTGGCGCTGATCTCCTGCGCATCAGCCATAGCTTCGTAGTAACCAGGCGGCGCCAGGTCAGGACGTTTCTCGAAAATCTCTGTCCAGTTGAGGTCGGTCAAAACGGCAGCTCCGTCAATTTGAACGCGTCCCAAGCATCAACCCAAGCCATCAAGCACTCGTCAGGCTCGCTCTGAATCAGCCTGCAGCGCCCTGGTCCAACAACCACTGTGTAGCAACCATCCACAGTCAGGGTTGGGTGGTGGTCGATCAGCATTGCAAGGTAACCACCAAGTTGTGCCTTTGCTGGCTTGCGGCGATCTACAGCAGTTTCGTTGCCAACTGTTTTGAGGTCACCAAGAATGACTTTTCCGTTAGGGCTGCGCAGTAAAAAATCAAAACTGCCGCCAACACCTTTTCGCGCATCACACAGCCTGTACTCCACTGCCAACGGCTCAGAATCACGCAGTAGCCAGCAGTCCTGCAGAGCCTTTGTCCACTCGTCGTAGTCGGTATCTGGCAGCTCCTGCCCAGTGAGCATGGCTTCGCAGAATCCGTGAACGTCGTTGCCGCGTGGAGCCCAGATGTGCTTTGTCCGCTCGAACTGCGCTGCCTGTTCAGGACTGGTCTTGTTAGTGACACGCGAGACGCTGAACGGTAACCACCTGCCCTTGAAGCGATAACGGTGCAGCCCGGCATGGAATTCCAGGTCCGGTATTGGGTCCAACATGGGTTAGGTTATGATCCCAGTAGGGCACCACACCCTACCACAAAAGTTCCACTTGTACAGCAAATGATTAGTGAAAGCATCAAGATTGCAGTAGACAAAAATCTGCTTGATCGCATTGAACTCATCCGTCCCTCATACCAAACAAAGAAAAGTTACATCAATATGCTTTTAGACCAAGCGATTACAAAAATAGAAAACGAAACCAGAAGCAAAACAGAAGCCTGGTAACACTAGGCTTTACAGCGGCTTTCATTTGAGTAAAATAAAAAGCCGCCCACCCAGGACCGGGGAGGCGGCTGTCACCCAAAGGCACTCATCAAGTCTACATGAAGGCTGCTATCAAGTCAACTGCGTTTGCAGTTGCACCATATGATCTACTCGATTCAGGGTTAGACCCGCGAGCAATCGTTGTTTACCTGTGGCTACATCGCTTTGGCTGGAATTCGCCAAAAGGTTGTTATGCCTCACTTCAGACAATCTCAGAGCGATCCGGTGTAACCAGGAAGATGGTACAACGCTCGCTTAGCACCCTAGTTCAAACCGGTTGGATCCAGGTCGAGAAACGTCCTGGGTTTACCGCCGTGTATCACGTCACCATCGACCACCCAGGTCAAAAACGACCTAGGTCAAAACCAACCCAGGTCGAAATCGACCCAGGTCAAAAACGACCTATGGGTCAGGTCAAAAACGACCTAGGGGGTCAGGTCGAAATCGACCTACAAACAAAAACCCATTACCAAGAACCCATAACAAAAACCCTTTTAAAGCTGGAAAGCGAGTTTCCAGCAGTGTCAGAACGGGCTAAGCAGCGGACAAGGACAAAAGGCTCAGAAGCCTTCGAGCAGTTCTGGAAGCTGTACCTATCCGCACCGGTCAGAGCAGCCAGTCAGTCGAAGCCGAAAGCACTGGCGCAGTGGAATAAAATCCTCCGGACGGAATCAGCGGACACGTTGACCAAGGCGCTTGAGACGGAAATCCAGTTTCAGCAGCAAGCCGGTGACGCCTTCGTCAGTCCACTGCCCGACTGCTTCCGCTGGCTGCGTGACGAGCGGTACGCAACGGTGAGCGAGCGTCCTGCTGGTGCTCAACACATCAACCACGAACACTACGTTTTCTGATGGCGCTCAAACTTTTCGACTACGACAACCGGAACAAGTACGTCCACCAGGTCTTTGACAACAAGGAGCGGATTTCACCGAAGACCGTTTACCGCCTCGCTGGCTCGCAGCACTTCGCTGAAACCGAGTTAGGCGATCCACGTTTCCACTACAGCCCAGTTGCCAGCGAGCACTGCATCGGCATGTACGACAGCGATGGCTATTACTGCACCTACTGCCCGCCAGTGGCTGCTGCAGGCGTCAAGGACCCTGTTGGACGGTTTGTGCGGCATCCATGGGCACACGAGGAGCGGCAGCGGCAGGAGGCATTCTCCTGATGGCTACCAAACGCCTACAGCGCCTTTGTACTGAACACGGTGCCCGTCAGCTCCTGCAACGCCTCGTTGATTCAGGTCGCTGCACCATCGAAGACTTTGACCGTCCACCTCCAGGCGACATCAATCCCAGCACCTACCGCAATCTGCTACGCGATCCAGAGCAAACTGCAGAGCCCAAGGTTCAAGTCACCGATCCGCGTGACTTCCAGCCTGAACCAGCTGAAACCCCGCTTCCGTACTGAGCTTTGACCGAAAAACGCACCGCCGTAAAAGTTGGCTTGACACCTGACGAGAACGCACACATCACCCGCCAAGCCCAAGCACTTGGCATGGATCGCTCCACACTCATGCGCCTACGCGCTCTAGGAGACCCTGCAGTCGGCGCTGGTGGCTCCGTAGCCCCTCTCACCCTGAACGCCTACCACCGCGCCGTACAGGCTGCTCTAGCCGCCTCTCGTGGCTGTGCACCGCGTCCGATCATCGAGGCAATCGCTGCCGCCGTCCTCAACACCATCTACAAACCCCCCACTGATGACAAAGCGCAAACGCGTCAAAGCCAGCCCACAGGAGCTGCTCAAACTGATGGATGACTACTTAACTGCGCTCTACCACCAGCACCATGACCCAGAGAGACCGCCTGAACTCGCTGATCGAATCAGCCGCTTTATCAGTCCAGCCGACTTTGGAAAACTTGTCTGATGGCTGCGTACGCGTTTGCATCGGCGATATCTGTGGCACTGTCTCGTCACATCATCTGGTTGAACCTAAGATCAACCAACTTCGTCAAGCGTTAAATCAATAACATGATCCACCTTGTCACCGGAGCAGCAGGTTTTATAGGCTCACACCTTGTTGACACATTGCTCAAAAAAGGTGACAAAGTAATCGGCGTTGATAACTTCTACACAGGCAGAAGCGAAAACATACAGCAGCACTACAGCAACGGTTCATTCATCTTCCATCAAGATGATGTAGAAACAGTTGACATCCATCCTGTCGTTGATCAAATCTGGCATCTCGCTTGCCCAGCAAGCCCAGTTCACTACCAGCGTGATCCTCTAAAAACGATTCGCACTTGCTACGAGGGCACGTTAAATATGCTCCGCCTGGCTCAAAACACAGGCGCCAGAATCCTTCTCGCCAGTACGTCAGAAATCTACGGCGATCCTCTCGTTCACCCTCAAACTGAAAACTATCTAGGCAACGTTAATACCCTTGGTCCAAGGGCTTGCTACGACGAAGGTAAGCGTATTGCTGAAACTCTTGCCTTTAATTACTGGATGCAGCACAGCGTTTCAATACGCGTTGCCAGAATCTTCAATACATACGGACCACGAATGGCTATCGAAGATGGTCGTGTCATCTCTAACTTCATTGTTCAAGCTCTACAAAATAAACCGCTAACGATCTACGGCAGCGGCAACACCACAAGATCCTTCTGCTACGTCTCAGATACAGTCGCTGGCTTGCAGCACATCATGAACGCCAACGGCGACTGGGTTTTTAATGTTGGCAACCCACAAGAAATCACACTATCATTCCTTGCTAAACAAATCATCCAAAAAATAAACCCAGCATTAACTTCCACCTACCACGCCAAGCCGCAAGACGATCCTCAGCGCAGGATGCCTGACATTGCAAAAATCACTGTGTCAACTGGCTGGACGCCACAAGTCACACTTGACGACGGTTTAACACAAACGATAACCTACTTTAAAGATCAGCTTGTAAATGTTTGAAATTGACGGCTGGTATTTTTTCTACCAGTCACCTGCGCTAATCCTGACACAAATGCCAGGCGGCGTTAAAACACACCGTGCTGTTCAGGGTTTTGTTACAACAATCGATGATGCCAAACTGCTCGCAAGTCGTATAATCCCAGCGATGATCCAAAACCCGGATGCTTACCAGCTACCTCACGCCGTCCGTCAAAGCATCCGTCTAACCAATCAGCATGACATCGATCAATAGCCTTAAGCACGATCATAAAAACGCTCGTAAGCGTACTGATCGCTCTGCAATGCTCATTGCAGAATCCCTCAAGCGTTACGGTGCCGCTCGCTCTATCGTCATCGACGAAGACAACCGTATCCTTGCCGGTAACGGCACCATCGAAGGTGCTAAAGCCGCTGGCATCAAAAATGTACGCATCATCGACGCAGAAGGTGATGAAGTCATTGCCGTCAGGCGATCTGGTCTTACAGAAGACGAAAAAGTTGGTCTTGCATTAGCTGATAACCGCACCAGCGATCTCAGCGAGTGGGATGGCGCCATGCTCCATCAGCTCAGCGAAGAGCACGACATCTCTGCTTGGTTCGATAAAAAAGAACTAGAAGACCTCTTCGGCACTGAAGAAGTCCTAGACGAAGACAGCCCATACACAAACAAAACCAACGCGCCGATCTACGAGCCCACTGGTGAGATCCACAAACCCAAGCAGCTTTACGATCCAACCAAAACAAATCAGCTCATTGCTGAAATCGAAAACGCTGACATCCCTGATGACGTAAGGGCTTTCCTTATCTCAGCCGCTCATCGCCACACAGCTTTCAACTACAGCAAAATTGCTGACTTCTACGCAACGGCACCAAAAGAAATCCAAACACTCTTCGAGGACTCTGCACTAGTCATCATCGACTTCGAACAGGCAATCCAAAACGGTTTTGTTAAACTCGACCAAAGCGTAGAAGAAGCCTTTAAACAGGATCATCCTCATGCGTAATGACTTCTGCGTTTTTATCCTGTCAAACCGTAGACCGGATAACATCAAAACCCTAGAAACACTCCAACGCTCTGGTTACACCGGCAAATGGTACATCGTCATTGATGACGAAGATCCAACCGGCGATCAATACAAAACTACCTATGGCGATAAAGTCCTAATCTTCTCAAAGGCTAAAGTCGCGCAAACAACAGACTCTTGCGACACTTCAAAAGACAGACGCACTCCCCTATGGGCTCGTAACGCCTGCTGGGATCTAGCTAAAAAGGTCAACTGCCGGTTCTTCTGTCAACTCGACGACGACTACAGCTGGTTCGCTTACCGTCGCATCGGTCGTAAAAATCCAGCAGAACCGCCAAAGTATTCCAACTTCCGCGCCGAAAGCCTAGACATCATCTTCGCTGGCATGGTCCAATTCCTTCAGGAAACACCATCCGTCTCCAGCATCGCCTTCTCACAAGGTGGTGACTACAACACAGACTCACTCAAAGCAAGACGAGTCCTGCGTAAAGCAATGAACTCATTCTTCTGTGACTCTGAACGACCATTCAACTTCATCGGTAAATTCAACGATGACGTCAATACCTACATCTCACACGGTGCCACAGGCAAACTATTCTTCACCTACTGCCCAATCCAACTAGAACAAGCCCAAACTCAAAAGAACAAAGGCGGCATCACTGAAGCCTATAAAGAAAGCGGCACCTACGTAAAATCTTTCTACACCGTCATGATCTCTCCATCCTCAACATGGATTGAACTCATGGGTCACTCAAACCCACGTCTACACCACACACACGATTGGAATAAAGTATGCCCTAAAATCATTCATGAAAAATATCGCCGTTAATATGCTATACCTACAATACAATCAGCCATTGGTTCCCTAAAATGGCAGGACATCGCGGTACTAAAGCAGAAACTGAACTACGCGCTCAACGCTTCGCTCGCATCATCGCGAACGGTGGCCGTAGATCAGACTGCATTCGATTCGCCGCAGAAAACTGGGGGGTTGGTCCTCGCTCCTGTGATCAATACTTAGCTCTTGCTCGTGAACAGCTCAAAGCAGACTGGGACATTGAGCGACCGCAAATGATCGCTGACCTACTCTCCCAATGCTCCACACTGCAAATTGAAGCCCGTCGCGCTGGGCAATATCACATCGCACTAGGCGCCATCAACACTGCCGCAAGACTCGCGCAGCTCTGTTCATGAGCATCCTCGCTGCTGGACCAGAAGGTAATGTCCTACAGCAGCTCAACCATTCAGGTGAACTGATCAATACCGATCAGCTGCTACAGCGCATTAAAGCTGACCTACACCCTGGACAACTTGCCTTTGTAGACGACAACTCAACACAGATCATTGGCATCAGCGCAGGATACGGCGCAGGTAAAACCCGTGCCCTATGCGCTAAAGCCGTCATGCTCGCAGCGGTCAATCAAGGGTTTATCGGCGCTGTCATGGAGCCGACCGGACCTTTGATCCGCGACATCTGGCAGAACGACTTCGAGCAGTTCCTAGAAAACTACGACATCCCCTACACCTTCAGGGCATCACCGCTCCCTGAATACATGCTCCACTTACCAGGCGGTGACACAAAAATCCTCTGCCGTAGTTTCGAGAACTGGTCACGCATCATCGGCTTGAACCTTGCTTGGGTGCTTGCCGACGAGATCGACACCGTAACGCCCAGCATCGCCAATAAAGCCTTCCCTAAGATTCTTGGTCGTCTACGCGCTGGTAACGTCCGGCAGTTTGGCGCAGCATCCACACCAGAAGGTTTCCGCTGGATGTGGACTACCTTCGGTAGCGAGCAGGCTAAAGACCGTGACGACCGCAAGCTCATCAAAATGCGGTCAGCAGATAACCCACATCTGCCACCAGACTTCATCGAGCGTCTAGAAGCCAACTATGACCCAAACCTTCTTAAGGCTTACCTAGAAGGCGAGTTCGTCAACCTAACAACTGGTGTTGTCTACGACCGCTTCGACCGCACCAAGCATGTCGTCAGCAGCCTGCCAGATACCGACCGCGAACCGTTACGCATTGGCGTCGACTTCAACGTTGGCAACATGTCAGCCATTATCGGCGTCAAGCTAGACAGCAATCTGCTCGTCATCGACGAGATCAGCGGTGCTCACGACACCGATGCCCTGGCGCAGCAGATCAAAGCACGCTACCCAGATCGCAGGATCTATATCTACCCTGACGCGTCCGGCGGTAACCGCAGTACCAACGCTAGTCAAACCGACATCCAGATCCTTGAAAGCTACGGCATGTCGAACCAGTCACCACGAGCGAACCCGCCAGTGCGTGACCGTGTAGCTGCCGTCCAAGCATTGCTCGAAAACGGCAAAGGGCAGGTGCGCCTACAGGTCAGCCATACCTGCAAACGTCTGATCGAGTGCCTCGAACTCCAGTGCTACACAGAAAAGGGCGATCCTGACAAGGATGCTGGGCACGACCATATGAATGATGCCCTTGGCTACCTAGTGTGGCGTGAGTTCAACCCACTCCACGCTGGTGCTGGTAGAGGTACTGGCATCAGGCTGTATTAGTGGTTATACTCAGCGGCGTCCCGGTTTTACCCTACTAATGCTCACCGGCTCCGAACTGCTCGCCAAAGTCAAAGAATGTGGCGACATGAACAAGTCTGATCTCGTCCGCGAGTGTGGCTACGTCAAAGGCGAGAAGCTCTGCTTCACCCAGTTCTACGAAGCACTACTCGAAGCAAAAGGCTTTGAACTCAAGCCCGCTGCTAAGCGTGGTCGCAGCCTGACCTACAAAACCAAAGTGCAGTTCAACGGCAAACTGTCCATTGGCGAAGGTTACGTTCAGGAAATGGGCTTCAAGCCTGGCGATGAGTTTGAAATCAAACTTGGTCGCAAGTCTGTTACCCTTTCTGCCGCTACCAGTGAACAACCTGTAGCAGCCTAAACTGATTCATAGCCTGCGCGATAAAACTGGTGTACTCCGGCTTCGCTCATTACGACCGCCAACTGACCAGTCGCGTCGCGCAGGTCAATGATCCTAACGCTGCTTGGCGTAATCAAGAACCACACTGGATCTTGATCGAAGACCTGATCGGCGGCACCTATGAAATGAGGCGCCGCCACAGGCGTTACCTACCACAAGAACCACGCGAACTAGACGAGAGCTACGACAACAGGCTTGCTCGCTCTGTTCTTGCACCGTATTACGTCCGGTTGGAGCGGATGCTCGCCGGCATGTTGACGCGCAAGCCGGTCAGGTTAAACGATGTATCTGATCTGGTCCGTGAGCAGTTATTTGACGTAGACCTGCTCGGTAACGACCTCAACGTCTGGACATATGAAGCCGCACGGAAGATGGTGCGTTACGGGCATGTTGGCGTGCTTGTGGATGCACCTGCTGCTGGTGAAAACGGAAGACCGTATTGGGTCAGCTATACGCCGCGTGACATCCTAGGTTGGCGCACTGAACTGAAAGATGGAGCGCAACAGCTCAGTCAGCTTCGCCTAATGGAAAAGGTCATCGTTGCTGATGGCGAATACGGCGAAAAGGAAGTCGAACAAGTACGCGTTCTTACCCCTGGTGGGTTTGAGATCCACCGCCGCGATGAAAAGTCTGGCAGCTTTGAAGTCTTTGACAGAGGTACGACAACGCTAGATCGTATTCCCTTCAGCGTTGCATATGCCAACCGCATCAACTTTATGGAATCTCGCCCGCCGATGGAAGACATCGCGGAGCTAAACCTTAAGGCGTATCAGATCCAATCTGATCTAGACAATCAGCTGCATATCAGCGCAGTGCCGATGCTGGCGTTCTTCGGTTTCCCGTCTGCTGCTGAAGAGGTATCCGCTGGTCCTGGTGAGGCTATTGCCTTCCCATCAGAAGGACGGGCAGAGTACATCGAGCCAAGTGGCAATAGCTTTGAAGCACAGTTCAAGCGTCTAGAACAGATCGCCTATCAGATCAACGAACTAGGTCTGTCTGCTGTTCTCGGTCAGAAACTATCGGCTGAAACCGCAGAGGCGAAGCGTATCGACCGCAGTCAAGGCGACAGCACCATGATGGTGATCGCTCAAAACATGCAGGATCTCATCGACAACTGCCTGACTTATCACGCGGAGTATCTCAACATCACAGAAGTTGGCAGCTGCTACGTTAACCGCGACTTCCTTGGCTCTCGTCTTGAACCTGCTGAAATCCAAGCACTACTGCAGCTCTACACAGCAGGCACTATCACGCAGAAGACACTGCTCGATCAGCTCAGCGAGGGCGAAATCCTTGGCGATGACTTTGACGTAGAAGAGGAGCTAGAAGCCACTCAGAATGGCGGGCTAATCGAAATGGCGCAACCTCAACCACAGCAAATGCAACAAATGCCTGAAGAGTCGCCGGACAACGAATCTATCGAACAAATCCCGGCATGATGTAACCATGCTGATGTGGCAGATGATGGGCGCTTTTAAGAAACCACGCAAGCAACAACTATCTTGCGTGCAAGGCACACTGCCGCCTGATCTATTTGCCATCGTCAGGGTGTCATGGTTTAAACAGGGCAGAATCTACGCTGTAGAAGAAATGAACATCGAAGATGCTGGTGATGATACCGGTGAAGCATTGATAATGCTATTCAAAGAAGCATTAAAGCAAGGCGCTGACGTTTACTCAATTACAGCCTGTCATCCTGCTGACATCGGGATAGATCCGTGAGCACTCCAGCAAGCCTGTACCGTAACGCGATTGACCTAAACCGCTACAGCAATAGCGTTGCCAAACAGATCGTCGTCTCCTACAACGACATCATCATTGATGCGGTCAATCAGTTGCGCACGATTGATGACCTAGCAGCACCAGTTAAGGCTGCAAGACTGCGTGCAATCCTCGCGCAGTTGAAAGACTCGCTTGCTACTTGGTCTGATGCCAGCATTAATACAGTAGCTGGTGAACTGCAAGGCTTAGCACTATTACAGTCCGAGTTTGTAGAAGATCAGTTGAAACGCGCTTTGCCTGCCGGTGCTCGCAGCGCAGTTAACACCGTAGAAATCAGCCCGCAGTTTGCGCAGTCTGTCGTTACAACTGATCCTACGCAGATCAACGTTGTTACGCTAAGCGATGACCTAATTGCAGCTGTAGAAGGCGCACCGCAAACTTACAGCTTGACCGCTGCTAAAGGCGCAACCATCACGCTGCCAAATGGACAGGTTGTACAGAAAGCATTTCGTGGTATCGCAGCAGATCAAGCCGAGCGGTTCTCACAGATTGTGCGGAATGGCCTGCTGACAGGCGAACCAACACGCGATATTGCCAAACGTTTAATCGGCAATCTGCAGTTAGGTGATACAGGTAGCGTCCGTCAGCTAGCGCAGAAAGGTGGCGAGCTAACACAGGCGACAGACAATCAAGTCATGACGCTCGTTCGCACCAGTGTTAATCAAGTAGCCAATGCAGCCAGCCAACAGGTCTATGAAGCCAATCAAGACATCACTAAAAAGTATCGCTACGTGGCAACACTGGACGCCCGCACCAGCAGCATTTGTCGTGCATTGGATGGTCGAGAGTTTGAATACGGTAAAGGTCCTACACCACCACAGCACTTCAACTGCCGCAGTACGACTGTCCCAGTTATCGATTACAAAGCATTAGGCTTTGATCCACCGCCGCCTGGTAAGCGTGCCAGCATGGATGGTCCGGTGCCTGCTGATCTGTCTTACGGCCAGTGGCTAGCCAAACAAGACGCTGCCACCAAAGCCGAAGTGCTAGGCAAGGAAAAAGTGCCCTACTTCAACATGCTTGTTGAGAAGTATGGTGGCAAAGATGCTATCGCCAAGCTTGTCCGCGATGATGGCAGCGAACTAACTTTGGAACAACTTACGAGACGTTATGGAGCTACCGAGTCTTAGGCACTTCAGGAATGAAGGCATCTTCCATATCAAAAGCGATGTGGTAGAAGCGTTACACGGCGAAGCATGGATTCCTGCTGTTTACACAGATAAAGGCTGGGCAACTGCTGACGGCTCTACACTGCTCACAGGTATTGAAGACTGGCGTCATGGCGAAGAAACCGACCAAGGCGGACAAGAAAATCAGCAAAGTGATGAGAGAATACAAAGCCGGGACGCTGAAAAGCGGCAAGCCCGGACCAGGAAAAGGACCAACCATTAAAAGCCGCAAGCAGGCGATAGCAATCGCTCTGAGTGAGGCTGGTAAGTCCAAAAAACAACCTAAAAGCAAGAAGTAAATGGCAATCGGCATCGGATCACGCGTCAGCTGGGTTTACCAAGGCGTTCGCACCTTCGGTAAAGTCACTGGCACTGCTAGTAAGCGTGCAACCATCAGCACTCAAAGTGGTGGACAGGTTGTCAGGCTGGCTCAGCCAGGTGATCCGGTGCTTGAGATCAAGTCTGAATCCACTGGCGCCAAGGTTTTGAAGCTGCGATCTGAACTGCGCGAAGCTCCGCTCAAAAAATGATCACCTATCGCGGCGAGCAGTTTGACGGCTACAACAAGCCGAAGCGGACGCCGAAGCATCCGACCAAATCACACGCGGTGCTCGCCAAGGAAGGTGACAAGATCAAGCTGATCCGCTTCGGTCAGCAGGGCGTTAGCGGTAGTCCAGCTCGTGAAGGCGAATCAAAAGCAGCAGAGGCGCGACGGGCATCATTTAAAGCTCGTCACGCCAAGAACATCGCTAAAGGCAAGATGTCTGCTGCATTTTGGGCTGACAAGGAAAAGTGGTAGCCTCCTCGCAATGAATCCAGTCTTTTAACTCAGCAACATACCGCCGCAGGTCTTGCGCTTTAGCAGCGTGCCAGCCGAAACCTGTTTGACGATATAACTGCTCATGTCTGTCAATAGCATTTAACGCCTGTTTGATTAAAGGATTCCACGGCTCACGAATAGGAGTATTCCATTCGCGTGTCATCAGTGCTTTCGCTGGTACCATATCAGCGTAATTAAGCCTGCGGCTTATCCATGTCAGACGAACAACAAACCACAGAGTCTGCGACTACTGGGGTTGAAGCTGAAGTGTTGCAGCGCAGCGTCGAGGCACTTGAGCGTAAAAACCAAGAACTGATTGCTGAACTGCGTCAAGCCAAATCCAAAGCACCGAAGCTACCGGATGGGGTAAACGTCGATGAGCTGCTCGAATTCAAACGCAACTACGAACAGCAACAACTCGAATCACAAGGCAAGTATCAAGAAGCAAGACAGGCTTTGGAGCAGCAGTTCCGCGAGGCGACGGCGGAAAAGGACAAGCGCATCTCAGAACTTGAAGCCCGCGTCCGCGAACTTGAGCTGTTGACACCAGCAGTCAGCGCCCTGGCTGACATCGTGCATGATCCTGATCTGGTGATGAAAACCAAGCTGTCGCCAGATAAGATCGAGCGCGAAGCCGATGGCACCGTCGTTGTCGTAGATGGCTACCAGCGCACACCAGTGCAGGAATGGGCAAAGCAACTGCCAGCTTGGATGCAAAAGCAACCCAAGCCTCAAGGCAGCGGCGCACCCGTTGGTCGCAGCAGCGGCGACATCCCAGCAGGTATCAAAAACCCGTTCCTGCCTGAATCTTTCAACCTCACAGAACAGTCACGTCTATTCCGTACTGACCGTGATTTGTACGAGAAGTTAAAAGTAGCAGCAGGACGTTAGTATTTATGTGTTCGCTCGTGATGGCTGCGCCACGCTGAGCCTAGGGCTGCGCCCAAACCGTAAACCAATCTTGAGGATTCCACCGTGGCGACCCTTCGCTCCGATGTAATCATCCCTGAGGTTTTTACTCCGTATGTGATCGAGCAATCGACTCTGCGGAATCAGTTCCTCTCCAGCGGCGTTGTGCAGCCGATGGCAGAACTGAACGCAACCGAGGGCGGTGATTTCGTCAACGTTCCTTTCTGGAAAGCCAATCTTTCTGGCGATCTGGAAGTTCTGTCCGATTCTTCTAGCCTGACCCCTGGCAAAATTACTGCCGACAAGCAAGTTGGCGTGATCCTGCACCGTGGTCGTGCCTTTGAGGCTCGTGACCTCGCAGCTCTTGCTGCTGGTTCCGATCCGATGGCTGCTATCGGCGCAAAAGTGGGTGAGTACGTTGCTAACCAGCAACAGGCTGACCTGTACAAGTGTCTGGAAGGTGTGTTCGGCGCTCTGACCGGCTCCGATACACCTGCTTTTGACGCACTGCGTTTTGATACCAGCGGCGCTACTGCACTTGGTCCCCGTCAGGTGGCTAAAGCTCGCTCAATCCTTGGCGATCAAGGCGACAAGCTCACTGCCGTTGCTATGCACTCGGCTTGCTACTACGACCTCGTAGAGCGCAAGGCGATTGACTATGTGACCCAGAGCGAAGCTCGTCTGAGCACCAATCCTTCTGGAGCTACCACCATCAACGCCTTTGGCGGTTCGATGGCTGCAGCTTATGGCGATGTGCGCGTTCCGACCTTCATGGGTCTCAACGTGATTGTCTCTGACGACATCACCAACAGCTCTGGTAATTACGCTTGCTATTTCTTCACCCAAGGTGCTATCGCCTCTGGTGAGCAAGCTGCGATGAACACTGAAACCGACCGCGACATCCTCGCTAAGTCGGATGCAATGTCCATCGACATGCACTACATCTACCACCCCGTTGGTGCTAAGTGGGCCGTGACCACCACGAACCCCACCCGTGCTCAGCTCGCAACCGTGGGCAACTGGAGCAAGGTGTACGAAACCAAGAACATTGGTATCGTGCGTGCCACCATCACTTCCAACTTCGATTGATAGGAGGAACTGACGATGGCTTCTGTTTTTGAGACAACTGCTGGCTCTGCTATTGGCTACGTCTCCGGCAACGGCGGCGCTGTCACTCAAGCCACCAGCAAGTCCACTGGTGTCACCCTCAACAAAGCTTGTGGGGCGATCACCATGAACGGCGCAGCACTGGCTGACGCTACTACCGTTAGCTTCACCGTCACCAACAGCGTTGTTGCTGCTAGTGATGTTGTGATCGTTAACCACTCCTCGGGTGGCACCGCTGGTGCTTATACCGTTGACGCCAATGCCATTGCGGCTGGATCCTTTGCGATCTCCGTGCGCAATGTGTCTGGCGGTTCGCTTAGCCAAGCCATTGTGCTTAGCTTTGCCGTAATCAAGGGCGCTGCTGCCTGATGGGACTGTTCGCCTTCCGGCGACTGCGTGAACTTGAGGCTGCTTCTAACGAGGCAGCCTCTTTTCCTATTGCAGAGCCTGCACCTAAACTTGAAATACCAGAACCAGCGCCCGCTGTAACTGAAGATGGCAATTTCAATCGACGCAACAGTGGGCGGCGCAAACGCCAACAGTTATCTGACGCTGAATGACGCGCAAGCCATCATCGATGGTTTTGTAGAAGATGATGACGTTGTGGCATGGGGTACTGCCACAACAGATCAAAAGAATCGTGCTTTATATACTGCTGCTCAACGCCTTGACCGTGAACGATTTCTAGGCGCACGAGCAACTGACACTCAGGCATTACAGTGGCCCAGAACAGGAGTACGTAAGCCAGATACCTACATCAATACCTACGCGGTTGGTTTTCCATTTCGTATTACAACTGACTATTACACAGACACTGAAATTCCAGATCAGGTCAAAAAAGCACAAGCTGTCTTGGCGGTTTATCTGAACAGTAACAAAGACGGCATGGGGCTTAGCGGACTTGAAGATTACAAGTCAGTCAGCATCGGTAGCCTTAGCGTTACGACTGCAGGTGCTAGCAGCATGGCAACTGGGGCTGATCGTGTACCGCCAATCTTTGAGCGGTATCTGACTGGGCTTAGAATTAGTGGACCAGGTAACTTTTCCATCAAACGGAGTTGAACATGGCTGACAACGACTCCTACAACATTGGATTTGAGTACATCAGCGACACTGCCGCGCATACTGGTCGATTCTGGAAGCTGTATGCGTTGGCAGATGCGGTGATTAGCACTGCGACTGTGCAAAATGCAAGTGGGAATACCTTTACATCTGTACCGCTTGGCAAGGGCGATGAGATTGAAGGTGTCTTCACTAGCGTGACGCTGGCTTCAGGCAAGATCATTGCTTACAAGATTTGATCATGAGTTACTCAGCCGTCTACGGAATTGATTACGCCAAAGGCGCGACGTTTATTGGCAATACGGCTACGCATACTGGGCGCTGGGCTGCGATTCACTTCACAACCAATGCTCAGATTGACGCTATTACGGCACAAAATTACGACGGCAATACCTTGTCTGGTCAATCAATGAGTGCTTCAACCACGCTTTACGGCGTATTTACCAGCATTAAATTGCAAAACGGTCATTGTGTTGCCTATAAACTCTGATGGCACTTGCATCCTCGCTACGGAAAGTTGCCAGCAAGCTGATGCTGAAGTTCGGCGGCGAGGTGACATTTCGCAGGGTGACAACTGGCGCTTACAACACGAGCACGGGAGCTGCTACGCCAACTGTTGCTACGACCACCGTCCGTGGTGTGCTGGAGGATGTGAACGAACGTGAGGTTAACGACCTCGTTAAAAGCACAGACAAAAAGCTGACGATTGCTGCGGCTGACTTAAGCTTTGAGCCTGTTGTATCTGATCAAGTTACTGTTGCTAGTCGCATCATGCAGATTGTGCAAGTCACAAAAATTGAGCAAGATAATACCGCGATTGTGTTTGAGATCTTCTTGAGGGAATAACATGGCACGCGTTATCAGGTTTGAAGATATTGGCAAGTACACGCAAGAGCAGTTTGAAAAGCTGCTGCGCGTTGCAGTACTTGAAACTGATTCACGCCTAAAGCAAGAAAGCCCTGTTGATACAGGCAGATTTCGCGCAAGCTGGGCAATCGGGCAAAATTCTGCTCCATTCCGCGGACAGCCTGAAGGCACTTACTCTCAGGCACCACCGCTTGCTGTTAATTACCAGCTTGGGAGCGAAAAGGCTGGCAATGTCTACAGCATACACAACAACTTGCCATACGCCGATCCGCTTGCTGCTGGTTGGAGTAAACAGGCACCATCTGGCTGGGTTGATAACGTTGCCAAGAATATGCAGACTTGGGTTAACGCACAAGCTGATCGCATCGGACGGGAATCATGAGTCTTAATACAATCCGTGCTGCAATCGAAGGGCGAATCGCAACTGAGTTTGCCGCGTCACCTGCATTGCAAGTCGCATATCAAAATGTTCCGTTCACGCCACCAAATAACGCAAGCTGGATTCAAACAAACATCGTCTGGGGTGATTCTGCTTACCTGACGATCCTGACCTCAGCTACTCGTGGCACTGACGAAGGCTACGACCGCAGAAATGGTACCTTGTCGTTCAATATCTTCTGCCCACGCGGACAAGGGGTAGGTGCTGCGCTAACCATCGCGCAACGCTGTATCGACTTGTTCTCACGTTTACAGCTGCAAAATATTAAGTTCGATGCCGCTTCTGGACCGCGCATCATTGAACCGGCTGGACCGGAAGGGTTTTATCAAGCTCAAGTGTCCATAACCTTTGAGGCTTACGAGCAAAGCTAGACTTGGTTTAGCCACCTACCGTTCACAACATGGCTACTGTTCTGTCCGGTACGTCCGGCGCTCTCTACTACAAGCCTGCTGGCACCAAGGGCACATTTGGTGAAGCCAATGTGTCTGTGGCAAATGATGAGATCACAGTTGCGACCTACCTCAACTTCAAGGTTGGCGATCCTGTGGTATTTAGCGTCGTCAACACTGAAACTGGCGCTGCTGGTACTGGCACTCTGCCTGCTGGTATCAGTGCTGCGACAACTTATTACGTCATTGGCTATACAGCTTCGACTGGCGTAATGCAGGTTTCTGCAACGCTTGGCGGTTCTACCGTTGCGATCACAGACGACGGTACTGCGGTTACCCCTAATGCATTCCAAGTTGCATACGCATCGTATGCCGCAGTTGGTGATGTACGCGAGTGGTCGTTTGAAATGACCCGTGAGGAAATCGATGTAACCACCATCGGTCAATCACTTGGTCAGTATGCACCATTCCGTAGCTACATCACTGGCTTTGCTGATGGTCAAGGAAGCTGCACGGTTTATACGACTGATGATGATACCAATCTGTCCAACCGCATGATCCAAGACGTGATCCAGCGGCAGCAGACTGGTGCATCGTTCAAACTGTATATCGACCGTGTGCTAAGTGGTGGCAATGTTAGCTCCACTCTTAGCCGTAGCGTTGAGTTTGAGGCTGTATTGACTTCTGCAAGTCTGACCGTCAACCCTGACGATGCTCAGACCGTGGAAATCGCCTTCCGTCCCGCCGGTACTCCCACTTTCGACTTCAGCAAGAGCTGATAACTTGAATTGGGAGATGACTTGCCCCTGGGTTGCACCGGGGGCTTTTTTATGCTTAAAGTAGAGCGCAAAGATTGTCTTTTATGTCTCCTGCTCAGCCTGTGCGTGCTCTTGATCGCCTAAAGAAGGCTGCAAACCTTATGCCCATCCGTAAGGTTGTAACACTTAGCGATGGCTCTGAGTTTGAGTTTTGGCACACTGCGCTGACGATGGCGGAGCGCGAGCGTGCAACCAAAGCTGCCAACAGCAACGATCCGAATGCTTTGGCGATTCAGCTTCTAGTGCAAAAGGCGCAAGATGAAAACGGTAACCGCATGTTCCAAGCTGGCGAAGTAGCTGAGCTTAAAAACGAGGTACGTGACAGTGATCTGCAGCGGATCATTTTGGCGCTGATCCAAGACGACGTGGTGGAGATTGACACGGGAAACTAAGTCAGGAGCTAAGGCGGGATAACCTGCTGATGCTCCAGTTGTCGCTTGCCAAAGAGCTTGGCTGTACGTTGGCTGAGCTTTTAGAGCGTATTACGCCTGAAGAACTGCTTTTGTGGAATACCTTTTTTAAGATCGAGCGCGAAGAGGAAGCCAAGGCAGCAAGAAAGCGTAGGTAGAATCGATGTATCGCTAAGGGTTTACCGTGAGCGTCGTTGCCAATATCGCGGTCAACCTAGACGCCAGCAAAGCTCTGGCAGGACTGAAAGGTTTAGACGGCGCGATTAAAGGACTTGGTGGTGGTATCACCAAGATTGGTCAGCAAATGTCTGGCTTGGCAGGAATTGCCGCGAGCATTGGCGCCGGTGCTGCTGTCAGCGGATTTGTTAAAGCTGGAATTGAAGCAGATAGAACTGGAAAAACAATCAAAGCTTTATCGGGACAGTACAAAGAAACAGAAGGTGTAACCAAACTGGCTTCTGATGCAGCTGAAAAATATGGTCTAGGACAAACAACAGCTGCAAAAGCGGTTGCCGATCTCTACGGGCGTTTGCGTCCAATGGGCGTCAGCCTTGACAATATTGGCAAGACGTTTACTGGCGTCAATAATGCAGCCGCCATGATGAATCTGTCTGCGGCAGATACAGAAGGCGTCATGCTGCAGCTCAGTCAGGCCATGGGCTCTGGCGCTTTGCAGGGTGATGAGTTGCGTTCGATCATGGAGCGTTTGCCCATGGTTGGTCAGGCTGTCGCCAAAGTCATGGGTGTAACTGTTGGCGAGGTCAAACAACTTGGCGCTGACGGAAAGATCACGACAGATGTAATCATTAAGGCAATGGGTGAATTGAATAAAATCAAGCCACCGCCGCCAGATCCATACAAACTATTCCAAGCTGCCTTAGAAAATCTAAATACAACAATCGGAACTCAGTTGCTGCCTATATTTACGCCACTTGTTCAAAAATTATCTGAAGTCATTGCCAAATTCAAAGAGCTTGGAGTTGGAGCAACTATTGCGCAGACATTGAAGCCAATCGGCGATTTTATGATTGGTCTCCTTGACGCATTTACGAAACTTCCTGAGCCAGCTCAAAAGCTGATTATCGCTCTAGGTGCAATCACGATTGCTTTTTCGTTGATCGCAGTTCCGCTGGGTATCGTAATTTCTGCATTTGGAACAATCATCACCGCAGTTGGCGGATTGATTTCCGCATTTAGTGGGCTGTCCATATTGGCGACTGTTGCTGGTTGGCTGGGAGCCCTTGGTCCAGCACTTACAGCCATCGTTGCATTGCTGACTGGTCCGGTTGGCATTGTCATAGCTGTGGTAGCTGCTGGTGTTGCAATTTATGCTTTTCGGGACAAGATCGGCGATGCTTTTAAGGGGATTGGCAAATGGTTCCAAGACCTAATTGGTGGATTTGGAATTTTCATCAAAGAAGCCGGTAAAGCCGCAGCTGCTTTTGTTTCTAATTTCTTTAAGCCATTAACAGAAAATTGGTCAGCTATTACGAATGCCATTCAGCAAGGCGCAATACTCGTTTTTAATTTATTGACAAAGCCGTATAGGGATGCTTGGCAATTCATAAACACACAATTCATTCAGCCACTTAAGGCTGTATTTCCAAATCTTGTAAACTTCATCAAAAGTATTGGTTCAAAAATTACCGATGCGCTTGCCGCTCCTTTTAAGGCAGTAGCAAACATTGTCAAAAGCGTATTTAATAGCGTCATTGGCATTATTGAGCGTGCGTTGAATATTGCTGTTAGCGGGATCAACAACCTAATCAAGGCTGCTAACAGTCTTCCTGGCCCAGATCTGCCAACAGTGCCTCAAATTAAGTTGCCACGATTTGCTGAAGGTGGCGTTGTTACCCGTCCGACACTGGCGCTTGTTGGGGAAGGTGGTGAGCCTGAGTACATCGTTCCGCAAAGCAAGGCTGACGCATTTGCTCAGAATTGGATCTCTGGGCGTCAAGGCGCTGCAGCAATTCCAAACTCCACCGCAAGTGGCAGTAGCACCACCGTTCCTTCAATCAACATTCAAACTGGACCTGTCACTCAAATGGAGGGCACAAGGTACGTGACGATGGGCGATCTTGAATCTGCATTGCAGACAATGGCAATCGCGCTGACGAATACCAATCGCTCCGCCGGTGCTCGCCGTTACGCAGGAGTTCGCTGATGACAAACAGAAGTCAATCCGTATATTTAAGGGTCTTCTCAGGGGCGACTGATTTCCAGCGTTGGCAGTCTTACTACGTCAATCAGACGATCACATTTGATAGCAAAACTTGGAATTATCACCCTTTTACGATTGATGCTTTTACAGGAGGCAGCACTCCAGGCGAACGTTTCACGCTGCAAGTTCCGGCCACAAACGAGGCTGTTGAAACGTTTACTTACGCCTTAGGACTGAACTGGTTGTGCGAAGTCAAAATGTATGAGTTCAATACGCTTGCCACACAAACAGCGCCATCTGCTAGTCAGGTCTTGATTGCCTCTGTGTTCGGTGAAGTCGTAGAAGTGCGCGGCGGGTTTACATCCTTGTCAGTGACCCTAGGATCAGGGCTGGCACCCGTTGGAGCACAAGCCCCACCCCGCACGTACACCACGGCTCTGGTCGGCACTCCCCTACGGATATGAGCGAATTTGAATTTACAGAGCCACTGTTTGTTTCTCGTGCACAAAGCGAGGCGATCAGCACACCGCTGCAGGATGACGCAGCCGCTGGCGCCACTTCACTTGACTCTGATCAGCAGGCAGTTGTTTTAGGCGAGCCGATCCCGATTGTTTTTTGCCGCCGCATTGACAGCATCGGTGGCGTGCTGGTTAGTCCTAAGGCAACAGAGGCGGCATACAGCAATAACGGCGTTACAAATCAGCTAACGGTCAACCTGGAACTGGTTCTAAGCGAAGGCGAGCTGCCTCTGGTTCAGGTCCGTGATGTCTTCCAGCGGGCTTGCCGTGTTGGTACTTGGGCTCAAGCGTATGACGCCCGTGCAGGCACTTGGAACCCGGGTAACACGGTAACCGTCGTCGCTGGTAAAACCCCCTGGAACTGCCCTTACTACTGCGGCACCAGCGGAAGTTACGACAATATGACGACGCTGAGTTATACAAACACGCACGCAGATGCAGATGAAACATGGAACAAACAGGTTCACGTCTTTGTGCGCAATGGGATACAGGTAACGCGCATCATTGATAACGTCGTAGGTTCTAGCAATAACTTTGTCGATCTTGTTCTGTACCTGATTGCGCAGACAAATCGCGTCCCAAGCACGTTGATTGACTCGGCAGCGATGCTGACCGCTGCTCAATTCACAAATACCAACGGATTCCTGTTTAACGGCATCGTCCAAGCATCTACCAACCTTGAGGAATGGTTGTATAACACGAGCGCAGGATTCCTATTGCGCTTCTGTGATCGCGCCGGAAAGAAAATCCTCAAAGCACGCCTGCCGATCAACAACGATTACACGATCAAAACAACAGCAATCACGGCCGAGTACAAATTTACCGAAAACGATATTTTGCCTAACGGCTTTGAAATCGACTATGTACCACTGGAGCAACGCCTGCCAGCCTGCATTGTGGTGCTGTGGCGCCAGCAGCCAGACGACGACATTGGCATCATCCGCACCACAGAAGTGCGTTTTACTGGTGAGGCGCTGACTGGTCCATACGAGCAGTACGACCTAAGCGAATACTGCGCTTCCGAGAATCACGCGGTCAAGGTCGGCACTTACTACGCCGCTCGCCGCAAATACATTACGCACAGCCTGCGCATCCAAGTCCGCCCCGGTGCCTTCAATAGCACGTTGGAACTAGGCGACATTGTGCGCGTTCAGCTGGCACGGGAGACAGACGTTACTGACTACGCAATCCACGATTTTTATTACGAAGTAGACCGCATCAGCAAAGCCACCAGCGGCGCTGTGACTCTGGACCTAACGCACTTCCCGATTGATGAACAAAACCGTAGTCTTGTGGCACTAAAAGTTGCTGAAGCTGTTGGCGCTGGTTACACGATGGCAACCGGCAGAACGGACTTTTCCTGTGATATTGCGGGGCGTCGTACAGACAGTTCAAGCATTGCCAATACACCAGATCCTGATCCACCGATTCTTCCTGACCCGGACAATTTTGAATACACCGTACCGACTCCGACAATTACATCTGACACCACGCCAATTACATTCGGACCCGACAATGCAACCATTCCAGGCGGACGCAATGCTGTCCTTGGCCTAGCAGGAGCAAGCAGTCCATCTGGCGACACGACAAATCCAGAAGATCCGATTGAAGAAACTGCGCCTGCAATCACTGGGGCAACTGGTGACTTTGGTCGTCCGTTAAATGGCGACGATTTAGAGACCGCACCTACGTGTCCAAACGGTCAAGTCACCTGGTACAAGCGACCCAAAGACGGTGGTGAGCGCAGTCAAGTACAGCAAGACAATTTGGTCGGCAGTGCAACAAGCACCTATACCGTTGGCACTGAGGATATTGATTACACGATTGAAGCTGATAGCCGTTGCCCTGATCCGAGTTCTCCAGATGGCTACGGATCGCCAGTCACGCAAACAACTGGTCCTGTAGAGGCAAACTACAACTTCTATAATTACGTCCGCTGGACCGGAACAAAAACAACACCTTCTGGTGCAACTGCGTATACGTCTGCATGGCTAAACATTTCCGCTGGAAATATGGCAGCAACCATAAGCGGTGTTTGGGGCTGTGTCGGCAATGTTCCGCTTGCAGTCAACGAAGGGACGACATGCCCAGCTGTTGGACCAGTCAACTGGAGAGCATCTGTCTACACAACTAATAAAAATACAAATCCAACAGGTCTATATGGGATTGGAGACTTGTCCTACTACGACAAGTTTGCTGCATTTAACTCAAGCCCATGCTCTAGCCCTACAACAGGTTTTAGCTGGGCAGGCACTGTAGAAGGCCGCACGCTATCAGTAGCTGGAAAGTGGGAGTTCAGTGTTGACGGCAGTACCGTCGCAGCAGAATGGGAAGGTCGCACAGACCAAAGTGAGGGCGAGTAATGGCTAACTTTCCAGCACTCAATCCACAATCTCGTACATACACCCCTGGAGCTGCGCCATCCACGCCACTTGGGGCACTAGACGGTGACGAATTGATGGTGCGTCACGCCAATGTCGTCAACGGTTATACGCTCCGACTTGGCTTTACAGGACTCACACAAGCCCAGCATTTTGAAATCACGAGCCACTACATGTTGCACGGCAGATTTGAGCCGTTCGATTTAGACCCAATTACACTTTTGGGATCTGGGCTGACATTTCCTTCCGGCTATAGCTGGATCTATGTCAAAGCACCAGACACAACGTATACGCCTGATGTGATCTCCGTTAGCGTTGAACTGGAGCTGGTGGCGCCGTACACGCTATGACCGTATTCCCGACGCTTGTTCCAAACGAAATCGGCTTTGATATGGGCCGCGCCAACATTAGCGAGGTCTCCACTTTCGCTGGTCCGGTCCGCTTCCGCCACAGTAAAGCAGTCAACAATCAGGTTTTACGCATTGTTTACCGGGGGTTGAGTCAGACGCAAGTTGCAACCTTGCGGCAGCACTACTACGAAAATCAAGCCTCACTGTCGTACTTCACGGTTCCAGTGGACATTTGGGGCGGCTTAACTGTCGTGTCGCCCAGCTCGTTGTATCGGTATGCATCGGCACCGGAAGAGGAGCACACCGGGCTGTATTACAACGTCAGCTTCAGTCTGCGCGTTATTGACGGAATCAACCTGCTGTACATCTTGGATTGTGGCGATGCCAGCTTGCCGGCAACAACCGCGTTTAGCTCCTTTGCCTTCGTGGGCTATCAGCCGTTCACGTTAAATGGTGCCGGGGCTAGTGTTACAGCTACGCTTGTTTTACAAGGCGGAGGCGCAAGCCAGTGACCACTCCAACCACAGTTCAAGTACGTCTGCAGATCCGGGCTGACACGGCTGCCAACTGGGCATCGGTCAACCCGGTGCTGCTCGCCAACGAACTGGGACTGGAGTCGGACACCAAGAAATTTAAAATCGGCAATGGCTCTAGCACATGGGGCAACCTTGCCTATTTCCCGTCGATTGTTTCGGGTGGCACGGTTCTCGGCAACTTAGAAATCGGCACCACTGGCACGCTGACGTTTGAGGGCAGCACTGCCGATGGTTTTGAGACCACATTGGGCGTGGTCGATCCGACTGCAGACCGCACGATTCTGCTGCCGAACCAGAGCGGAACTGTGGTTGTCGGCGGAAATGCCAGCATCACAAACGCAGATATTGCCGCCAATGCTGAAATTGCTGTTAGCAAGCTTGCTGATGGCGCTGCCCGTCAAGTTCTGCAGACTGATGCCGCTGGCACGGGCGTTGAATGGACAGATAATGTCGATATTCCCGGCACGCTCGATGTAACCGGAGTTGCAACATTTGATTCTTCAGTGACCATCACTGGAGATTTAACAGTAAATGGAACTACTACGAATATCAATACTCAAAATCTTGTTGTAGAGGATAAAAATGTCATCCTTGGCGACGTTGCAACACCTACTGATATAACAGCTGACGGCGGTGGCATCACGCTTAAAGGCGCCACCGATAAAACAATCAACTGGGTCGATTCCACGGATGCATGGACTAGTAGCGAGCGATTCAGTGTGCCGCTTGGTAGCGCATCTGCACCATCGCTGACATTTACTGGTGATCCCAATACCGGCATTTATTCACCTGGCGCAGATCAAGTAGCCATCAGCACTAGCTCCTCTGAGCGCATTCGCATCGGAGCAAATGGTGAGATCGGATTGGGTGGTGCTAACTACGGCACCAACGGGCAAGTTCTGACGAGTTCTGGAACTGGCGCTGCGCCGACTTGGACAACTCCATCGGCAGGCAACACTGACAAGATTGAGGAAGGCAACACATCCGCCGAAGTGATTGATACCGGCAGCGATGGCCGGTTTGTGGTGACGACGGAAGGGACGGAGAGGCTTCGCGTTACCTCGACAGGGCTCGTGGGCATAGGGACTAGTTCGCCTGCTCAAAGACTTCATGTATCAGGTAGCAATGCCGGTGGATTCCAAGTAACAAATGCGGATAACTCGGATGCCATTTCGCTATTTGTGCGAGGCGGCAATCCTATTAACTCAACAACAGACAACGCTGTTTTGCACGTTGGTCAGCGGTCTGATGTTTCAATTATTACCACAGGGCGTGTAGGGATTGGCACCTCGACGCCTGGCAAAGCTTTAGAAGTTGCTGTCGGCTCTAGTAGCGCACTCCGTATTTCAAGGGCAGGGGCAGGCGAGGCTGATTTCTCTGTCGACGCATCTGGAAATGTTGTTTACGACTCAGGGATTGGTGATGGTCACATTTTCCGTGTTGATGGTGGTGTTGAACGCTGCAGGCTAGATAGTTCGGGAAGATTGCTGGTTGGTACGTCTAGTGGCCTTAACGATGCACGTCTTCAGGTCGTAGGCAACACAGGTGGTGATCCGGGACGCATAGATATTCGACGCAATGCTGACAATCCCACAGCAAATAGTGAGATTGGCACCATTCGCTTTTCTGACCTAAATGGTGCAAGCGGTCAGTACGCAACCATTCAGTGTTTTGCTGATGCAGCGAGCACTTCTTCTGGTGACCTTCCAGGGAGACTGGTGTTCTCCACCACCAGCGATAACTCTGCATCACCCTCCGAACGACTCCGCATCGCCAGCACTGGAGCCCTCGGTCTTTCCGGCGCTAACTATGGTTCATCCGGTCAAGTTCTAACGTCGCAAGGTTCTGGTGCAGCTCCGCAGTGGGCGACGCCTTCTGGAGGTTTAACATTACTTTCAACAATCACCGCAAGTGCAGTAAATACAGTTGATTTTACAAGCGGATTCAGCTCCTCGTACATTGACTATTTTATAAGCATCGACAACTTTTCGCAGAATAGCGGAGAGCTGCACTTCTTCGTTTCTACTGATGGTGGTTCTAGCTACGTTAACACCGGTTATCGCAATGCTGGGGCGGTTATTTCCCAAAGCTCAATATTTTCACAAGTCAATGGACAACTGAAGATCACAAGCTGGACTGGCGTAAACAGTGAAGGAATCTTCAGAGTCTCTCTTTATGGTGCTTATGCTACAACAAGAAAGTTAGTAGTTTCGGATTCTTCATTCAATCTTAGCGGATCAATAGTGTATGGCAGGTACACGACATCTGTTGACACAACATCGGTTGTAAATGCTTTTAGGATAAAGGCCGAAGGTACTGGTAATATTACCGGCACCTTTAGGCTTTTTGGCGTCACCAAAATCTAAGGAGGCAATCCTAAAATGACCTTATACCACGCAACAGAAAACGGCATCATTCCATTTACTCAGGAGGAAGAAGCGCAAGCTCTTATTGAGCAGCAAGAGTATTTAGCAAAAGAAGTCACAAAAAAAGCATCTTCTATTCGCGAAGAACGCAATCGTCTACTTACTGAAAGCGATTGGCGGGCACTAGCTGACCAAACACTCACTGACGAATGGCGTGACTACCGGCAAGCACTTCGGGACATAAGCTCTCAAGAGGGTTTTCCTGAGTCTGTTGCTTGGCCTCAAAAGCCTGATTAGTAGTCCCCTTCGATACTGGTTTTGCGCAGCATGAGTCTGGCAGGCACATTCTTTGTCAGCCAGACACGTTTTTGAGCAAAGCTGCTAGTCCACGTCACTACTCACCCTTAGACTCGCCTTATCACCATCGCACCCATGGCTGACACCGTTTTTACTTGGAACGTGGCGCAAATGGAGCGCCATACAGCTGATGGGATTGTGTTCACGGTTCACTACACCGTGGACGCATTCAGCGATCCTTATCGTGTAGGCGCCTATGGGAGCGTGGGACTTGAGCAGCCCGAGGGCACTGTCATCCCCTACGCCGATCTCACCCCAGAGATTGTGATCGGTTGGGTGAAAGACAAACTCGGCGGCGATGAAAAGGTTGCTGAGATTCAGGCTGCTCTCCAAGCACAGCTTGATCAACAGCGCACTCCGACCACCGCTCAAGGCTTGCCGTGGCAGTAAAAAGCAAAACCGGCACCGCGCGGATCGACCACCAGCCCGGTAAGCCTAAAAAGACTCGTCAAGGGCAAGGACAAAATAGTCTGCCTAACCACGGTCGCAAAAAGACACGCGGGCAAGGTCGCTAAATTAAAAGCACGGGTTGATGTTATGCCTCACAATGGACAGCCACGAAGAGGTATACGCGGCGCCGCCTGAGCAACCGAATCCGTTTAACCAAGCCGTCCCAGCCCTTTTGACCGCAGCGGTTTTAGGGTTGGGCGGTCTTTTTATGCAGGTTGCCAAACTAGATCAATCTGTCAACACCGTAGTTGCCGATATCCAGGAGCTTAAAAACGATAGTAAGGAGCGATTGGCGGATCTTGAAGGAAGGGTTAGGCAAATTGAAATGACGGTTGGCAGATACAAATAACGCCGTACACTGAATGAAAGCGTTGAATCCTCATGGACCCAACCACTGCTGCCGTCATTGCAATCATCATTGCCGCTGGTTCTGAAATCATCAGCCTGCTGCCGATCAAGGAAAACAGCTGGATTCAACTGATTCTGAAAGCCCTTAAGGTGCTGTTCCCAAAGCGTTGAACGCTGATGCGGTATGGTTGGCGCGGTTTGGCGATAAGGACTGGCGGCATCATTTACGCCGCTGGGCACAAGACAATAAGTTCGAGAAAACGCTAAAACCGCGTCTAGACATTGAGGAGCAACGCTGGCACGCTGCGCAGCTTTTACCACCTACGCCAGTTGTCATCCATGAACTACCGGATGATGAATTGCAGACTGGCGAAAGCCGGAAGCTAGGCGGTGCAATGGAAATCAAATCTCCTTGGGCTGATCAATGAGCACGATTCAACTGCGTGATGCTGCCAAGCATTTCAAGCAGCTACCGCATCAGCTAGCAGCATGGGACTGGCTGCAAGAGCGTATTGATAAGGAGACGCTAGATCAGTTTGCTGAGCTGTATCGCGCTGATCCTGTCGTCAAGGAACCGTTGCCTGCTGCATGGTTAGCGCCTGCGTTGAAGATCATCAAAAAATGGGAGGGCTGCAGGCTAGAAGCGTACATTTGCCCTGCTGGTGTTCCAACTATTGGCTATGGCGCTACCAGGCTGGCGAACCGTGCCGTACGCATGGGCGATAAGATCACGCAGCAGGAAGCAGATCAAATGCTGCTGCATGAGGTTGAGAACCTGTTTTCACCTGGCGTTTTTGAATTGCTGCCGCTGGCGAAGAAATGGCGCGGTGAGCAGGTGGCAGCCATCGTTAGTTTTGCCTACAACGTAGGTTTAGGTGCGCTGGAAGAAAGCACGCTACGCAAACGCCTTCTGGCTGGTGAAGATGCCAATAAAGTTGTGATCGAGGAGCTGCCACGCTGGAATAAAGGTGGTGGCAAGGTGTTAGAAGGGCTTGTTAATCGACGGAAGGATGAAGTTGCATTATTTACTGGCGGTGCATTGCCTAAGCAGCAAGAGCCAGTCAAGCTGCGCCCTACATCACCGTTTAACGCCAAGCTGACACCACATATTGCTATCGGCGAGTTTGCTTTATACAAAGAAGATCGGCGTTTTGCTGCTGACTATCAAATCAAGACTGCTACAGAGCTGGCTGAGTTTTTAGAGAAAGTACGAGCATACTTTGGCGGTAAGCCTTTGATCATTACCAGCGGCTATCGTCCACCTGCTATCAATCGCATGGTTGGAGGAGCTAGCAGTTCAGAGCATTTATACGATGCGCCTGATGTAGGAGCTGTTGACTTCTATATCGAAGGGGCAGATATATATAAGGTACAAGAGTATTGCGATAAGCATTGGCCGTATAGCGTAGGCTATGGAGCACCAAAAGGATTTGTGCATCTTGGTATGCGTAAAGGACGCCCGCGTGTACGTTGGAACTACTGATACTTATGCTGCGCTAACTGAAGCACATAGCACTCACATAAGTGATAGTAAAACGCAGTCGCTTCATAATCACGCCCAAACTGCCGCGTCATTCCAGCATATGTAATCTCCCACACTATCCCATTTGATGTAACCATCTTTTCCAGTTTTGGTGGCTTCATCGGGCTAGCCTAAAGTAATACGTGCTACAGCTATGTCTTGGGGTGACTGGATGGTTGTAGAGTTCTCCATCGAGGAAGAACTGCAAATTGAAAGCCAAGCAAGAACTGTACTTCATTGTGGCGACACCACAGAAGTTGCTAAATTGTGCTCCTCGCTAGTTAAGCAAAACGCGTATTACAGCAAGCTTTTACGTCAGGCGACAGGTCATATTGCTCAGTTAGAAATGGAAGCCTTTTTAGCCGAAGAGACTAAATTACAGTACGGGTCTGATGGTTCTGGTCAGTCTCGTCAAGATGACACTCAGGACCAAAACCCGTTTCTAGAACCTCTGTTGACAGTCCTGTCGTTTGTTGTGTCTTGCGCGTTTGCCGTTCATCGTCTATGGCGGCGAGTGAAACCAGCCAAGACTCCAAAGCATCACGACTAGGTGTTTTCGGTGCCAGTCCTAGAAACTTGCGCAGTTCCTTGACATCACGCACAATAATGCTCACGCCAGACGAGTAAGCAATAAAAACACGCCCATCAAAATCGACGTAAGTTTCAACGGACTGAAACCTGCTGATCGCTAGCCTATCCCGCTTCATAGAACCTCCAGTTGATCATTGGCTTTCGTGATTTACCGCTGCATTTCCAGGTCACAGTACCTTTGATGACATACTGCTCAGGTTGCTGCACGGTATAAAAGCGATGCCCACAAGATACGCATTTTCTGGCACGCCAAAAACTGCGATCTTCACCACGTTCTGTTGTTACGACATCAGTCAAGTGTGAGTCACATTCAGGACATGGCGGACCCATCTTGTTCGCTGGCATGGTTTAACCCCAACCCCAGATCAAGCTGGAGCTGCTGCTCTGTGCCTGGTTCTTTTTTGGCGGTCCCTTCCTTAAGATTAGTTTCATTTCATTTTCAGCGATGTGGACTTTTCGTTTAGTTGCATCTTGCGCAATGTTTAATGTCCTGGCAATTTCTCGAATGGATCGCTGATTGTTGTCGTTTAACCCGTGACGCAGCTCGATGATCTGTCTGCTTGAAGCACTCATGTAACTTAACGCCTGATGCACAGCCTCAATTTTTGTATCTTGCTCAAGTTCATCGCCAACAGGATCGTCTTGTGCTGCGATGAGTTCGATGTAGGTGCTGGCTTCGCCTGAGCTGTTGACTTGAGCATCCAGACTGCCAGCGTCGATAGAAGCTGCCAGATAATCCTTCATTGCTTTTGGCGTTACGTTGGCAACTTCAGCGCACTGTTCAATGCTTGGATTAACGCCGTGCAAACGGTTGTAGTCCATGGTGAAGAACCGAGCTTTGCGTAATGCGTCGCTAGCACCAGACGGCAGTTTGATGATGCGATCCTGTATCTGAATCGCACGCATGATGCCTTGCCTGATCCACCAGTACGCATAAGTGCTGAACTTGTATCCCCGTTCAGGATCAAATAGTTCTACGGCACGGATCAATCCGATATTGCCTTCCTGCACCAGATCTGGCATGGTTAGGCGATTGGTTAGGTGCTTGTATTTTTTGGCGACACCAACCACAAGGCGTAGGTTGCCTTGAATCATTCGTTGCTTGGCACGCTTACCGATTTTGATGATTCGCAGTTCAGCTTTTGTTGGTTGATCGCTGCAGATCTCGCCCATTCGTTTAATGGCATGACCGAGTTCAATCTCCTCTGCTGCGGTTAGCAAAGGGATTTTTCCGATCTGATTGAGGTAGTCGCGCAGCGTGTCAGACATCAGGACAAAAGAAAGGGGGCGTTTAGCCCCCGGGTAGGGTAATGCAGAACGAACGTGACTGCAAAGGCTGTTACAGCTCAGAAAGGCATGTCAGCATCGTCGGCTGCAGCCTTCTGTCGTGCAGGCAACGTGAAGTCGTTGACAGCTACATCGAGAGATGCGCCAGGGCTGCCATCTTTACGCTCAAACGTTTCGATGTAAGCCTGTCCTGTCACGGTGACTTGACTGCCTTTTGTGAGGTAGTCATCGACGACCTTTGCGCGTGGACCCCATACAGCACAGCGGAGCACTGTTGTATGTTCTTCCCCTTTGACCTTTTTGTTGACCATCAGGGTGAAATTAGCAACCTCACGGTCACCAACAGTTTTGAGTTCAGGGTCAGCGGCGAGATTGCCTACTGCGGTAATTTGGAGCATGAGCCGAAGAACTTCGAGAGGATAATTGAAAGAGCTTGTTGTGGTGTGTACTGACGTGCCTGCATAAAGTGCTCTAACTGCGTCCGCAGATGCGGTGGTAGCAGTTCAAGATCAGCAGGGAGATGAGGCTTCATGATGTTGCGTTGTGCGGCGTAAGCTGCTGCCATCTGAGCGTGCATCATCTCATCCGTCATGGCACTGTCGTGGGTTTAGGTGGACAGTCGCTCCTGGATAAACAGCAGGTGTTTAGGGAGCGTGATGTGAGCAGTCATTAGCTCACCTTCTGGCACCGCAAACTCTTTATTGAACTCTTTGATGATCTTGTTGCGTTTAACAACAGGCTCAGCAGCTAACAGATCACGGATCGACTTGAGATCCTTATCTGTAATTGGGAGTTCTTCAGGGTCAAGCTCTGGTGCCGGTTCTTCCTTTGTAGCAGCGGCAACAGGCTTTGCTTTTGCAGGAGCTGGCGGTGCAACAGTTATTGATGCTGGTTCACCTTTAGCCTCTTCTACTTCCTCTCTCGCCCACAGCTCATAACCAAGGCTAAAAAAGTAGGCTGCTGCAGCACAGAGACCACGACGATGGGTATCTGTTAAAACGCGGCAGGAGACTTTTTCGAAAGCTACAGGTTGATTCCTGTGATCTTGACAAGGGTATGGAAAACAGACGGTAGATTCCCCATCAGGACCACGGAAGTAGCCCATGATGTAGCCAGTACCGTCTGGTGCTTTCCAGACGTGGCTACCGTTGTCATCTTGCATCAGGGCAAACTGCCACCCTGGTGCTTTGGTGTGTAGGTGATTAGCGATCCGTGCCCAGCTGACGTAGTCTGCGGCGTAGGATCCAGTCCCTTTACGGAATACATCATCTTTAGTGATGATGCCCGCGAGGTTAGGGTAAGTCATGAGGCGTTTTGTGTAAGCGCAGTGAGCGTGATAACAGCGCCAGGTTGTTCGTTTGCTGTGCAGTAACGCTTGGTAGCGGTGACAGTAACAACTTGACGGTCATCGTCAAAAAGGACACCAGTAAGGGCATCGTTAGTTGAGCGAATCAGCTTTTCAATGTCGCCATTTCGAGCTGAAGTGCAATGTTGGGGGGCGGACGGGAGGACGGTATTCTTTTTCCCATAGTGGGATGATGGTCGAAGGAACCGGAAGACCACCGAAAGGGACATTGCTGGAGTGGTGTCCCATTTGGCAGGTTTGACGGCTAGGGCTGTGAACTTAACGTCCTGCCGCCATGGTTTGACATTCTTACTGGATTCCACCATTACACCGTTGCCCATGTGCCGCTTTGATCCTTGGGGCGCTGGCAACCCATGGACGGTGAAGGTGATGGAGTCGTTCAAGATGTCATGCGAAGCTGGTAGAAGACTGTCACATTTCTCTGTGCAAGTCCAGCGTCAATGTCTTGTTCTTTAATGGTGCGAATAGCTTGCTCAGCTACCTTGCTGTGCTTGTAGCTATTGCGAGTGCAGCGGATGTACCTTGCGTTGTCGAACTCGTAGATACCGTCGTCGGTTTGGTGCTCGTCAAGCTCGCCTAGTGCCATGGCACCTTCTAGCTGATCTTTTAGGAAGGCTTCGCGGGCGTCTAGCTCATCACGTTCTGCACGCAGTGAGATGAGTTCATTAATTAGATCCTTGGCGGTGGTCATTGTGCGCGTTGGGCGGTGGGGCAGAGGAGCTGTTGCTGCTCGATGTACTGCAGGGTGATACCTGCTGTGATGACTGCTGCTAGACAGAAGAAAAAAGGCAGACTGAAGCGTAGTGATGGGCGAGAGTAGGAATCCATCAGGACGTACAGCCCGCGCTTGAGGCGGACGGTGCGTTTCATGCGGCGGTGATCCTGATGCGGTTGGTGAGGTCTTGGATCAGATCACGCCCGTAATCGCTACCGGGGTCGCTGCCGTAACGGCGGAGGACTTCGGCTGCCAGCTCGATCAGTGTGTCGCCTAGTTCGTTGCAGATGTAGTCGTCGAGATCGCTAGCGAGGTCACGGGCTAGCTGGGTCTCTTCTGCAGCGGTGAGGTCGTAGGTCATGGGACTTGTTGCGCATTGGGCGGTGAGGCATCTGCCTCATGGAACCATTATGGCACCAAAAAGGGTGGAAAGTAAAGCCATTCCACCCCTGAAGCAAAATGAAAAGTGCCGCTCAGCCCTGTTGATCGAGCTGCTTAGATCCGGTGGTGCTCAGATCCTTGTTGTAGTGACCGACCTGCGCGTAGCTCAGCACAGGTTTCTGGCTCATACGGAAGAACACCATCTGACCAATCTTCATGCCTGGATACAGCGGCAGCGGCAGTAGCTGGCGGCTGTTCTTTAGCTCCAGTGTCAGCACGCTGCCATTCCAACCTGGATCTGCGTAGCCAGCGTGAAGGTTTTCGTATCCTTCCCGTGCGCGGCTTGACTTGAGGAAGAACAAGCCAGCGATGTTTTCTGGCATGTTGAAGACCTCGATGGTCTGAGCAAGGATGAACTGCCCAGGCTTTAGCTCGTAGGGATTGTCTGCAGTGCGTCCTGCAATGCTGAGTGGGCGCATGTCTAGGTTCTCTGCAGACTCGATCATGATCGTGTCACCAAGACGCAGATCAAGACTGGCTGGATTGACCAATGCCTCTTCATAGTTTTGCACCATGCCATCGGTGCAGAGTGCTTTAATCTCGTAGTCGCAGAGGATGGTCATTGATTGGTTTGACTGAAGCTTGAATTTAGTTGTTGGGGACTTACAAACGGAAAGCTGCTTACACGGTGCCTCTAAAAGGGAGAACGCACCCCTGTGGAACCACACCGCGTCCTCGCTGGGAACCTGTAGCTTCACGCGCTTGGGAGTCGTACTCCACCAGTTAGCCCGACCAGTGGCATCCCCTGCGCAGGCAGCAAGCCGAACAACGGGATCAGTTGCTCCGTTACGCCCCACCATCACTGCTCGTGATAATGCTTTGTTGCATCTAGTTGCCAGCAGTATTCAAGATAGGCAACTTGCCACTCTGCTTCGCTATCAAGCATATATCGCTGAATCGGACTGAGCTTAATGCAGTCTTCAGCAGGAATACGATCAAACGAAGCAAGAATACGCTTGCAGATAAACCACAAAGCACGAAGCATTACTCTTGATCCTTGTTGAAGTTAACAACCTCAGTGACAGCGCCTTTGAAGCCGTGGTAATACAACACGCCTTTACGCTGCTCGTCTGGGCAGAAACATTCATAGCGAAGATCACGCACGATGTCGGTTAAAAGTGACAGAGCGTCATTCATTTCAAAAATTGCGTTTGAATGACACTCATCAGAATCGTCGTCATACCACCGGCACATTGCGTTGTTGACACAGCTTTGAACAACTTTGAGCTGTGCTTCATATTTTTCAAGCCATTCACCCTTCAGGACCAGACGCTGCAGTTTGTCCTGGTGCATTTCTTTCTGTCGCTTTTCAGCGTCAATTTTGTTCTGATCCATCCTGGGTGTTGTCAAAGTGCGCTCCTTGATAGCAGCTTGGGTTTCAGACGGTTGGTTGGCTAAAGGCAAAGCCCAGGCGATCAGGTCATTACCGTTTTGTGCAGGACCACGAATGGCAGCACGGATAGGAACTGTAGAAGGCACGACTGCCCACCAGTCCTCATGGTCTGGCTCAAATACGATCACATCAGCAAAGCCCTCGACCGGCGAGTGCATAAACGCGGTTTTACCGCCTTGCTTTTTGCCGTTTTTTACGGTTTGCTCAAGGTTGCGCCAGCGATACGGCACAGCCTCGATTGATTTTGGGTAGTTGATCGTTTTAGTCATGAGAAGCCCTCTTCAAGGTCAACGGTGATGCCACATTCATTCCAGAGACGTGCGGCATAAAGTTTGCGCAGCTCGCGCACTTCACTTGCTTTTTCCCAGTTGGCGTGGCGCAGGAAATAGTATTCGCGCTTTGTTTCCCAGGTGTAGCCGGTGAACATAAGTTCACTGGGAACTGATTTAACAAGATTGCGATAGTTCATCGGCGGCGCGTGTGAAACATCTCTGTCAGTTTGGCATTTAGTTTGATGATTTCGTCAGCCCAACTGCCGGCTTCAATTTCAGCATTTCCACTTTCAGGATCGACGAGGGTGTTGTGAGCATTTCGGGCTAACTCATACAGCAGATCAAGTTCAACAGCATCGAACTGACAGACGTAGATGTGATCATGCCTGTTGCTACTGGTGCAGTCTGGATCAAGCTGTTTCATTTTTAGACCTCCATTCTCCACACCAATCTTCAGAAAAAACATCTGGCTGCTTCCAGAAAATGTCTGACGAATCAGTAGTGGCAATTGGTTTTGGTGCGTATCGTCGGCATAGACCATCCACCTGATCTATCTCTCGATAAAACCTACAGTTACAGCAAGCCTGATTTTCAAGAGAAGTTTTAAAGCTTGTCATCGCTGAACCTCCTGTGTGCCGCTATGGGTACTGCCGTGATGGCCGCTGGCTTCAATGCTGATCATGGCAAAGACTGATGCAGCAAATAGGAAGCAGATGAAGTTGTTAACGACGTTCAGCGTTTTAGTAGCTGTTCCACGCGTCCGCTTGCGGGACGTATTCGACGTGGAACGTCGCACCCTCGATGCGACAGGAACGTCTGAGAATGTCAAGCTTGTCGTAGGCGACAGCTTCGAGAAACGCGGCAGTGCCGGTTGGGACGGTGCGTGTTCCAAGGTCATCGGTAACAGTGCAAAAGACTTCGTACATGGATTAGATGGTAAGCGGATCAAAGTCACCGCCTGTAGTTTTTGTGCTGCTGATATACCAACGACGAAACATGGCAGCTTCGCAGTCGTCGTACTTATGAATCTTGCAGCGTGACTGGGGGTAGAAATCTGGACGGTTGACATGCTCAAACCAAACTGACTTGTCAGTGCGTTTGATACAGATCACAGGGAAATCGCTATGAGCGCAGGTCAGAGTCCCGAAGTAGACCTGTCCA